TGTGCGATGCCATTACAACCTCTTGGTGATGAAATATCTTCTGGAGGCAATCTATTGAATTCATCACGGAAATTAGCAACAAACTTATGAACATCTTCTTCTGTTCCCATCATCATCAGATTCAAAACTTTTTTCATCTTCTCACGGATAACGGAAGGCGTAGATGATTTAACCATTTCCAAACCCATTACTTTGAGTTTTGGTTCTTTATACACAACACCTTCATTGTTATACACATTCAGCGCATAGCGTTTCTTGGCAGTCCACAAACCTTTGTCTGCCAATGCTTCACGTTTCATTTGCATTTTTTGTGAGTGTGCGTGGACATAATCAGCAAGCTCTTGATAACTTTCGTCAATAAACGGTTGTATTTTATCTTCACAGACCTTGTCCATGAAGGTGATAATTGAATTAGTGTCCGTCTTTTCTTTATACACTTTATCAACGAGTTCACCAAGACGAAGGTAAATCGAATCTGTATCTGAGGCGATAACATAATCTTTTTCCGTTTTCAATAATTTGTTCATAAACTGATTGAGTTTTTTCTCAATCCAACGAATACTTAATTGGCCTGCTTGTGTAACTGCCAATGCCTGACGCAAATCATAGAAACGAAAATATTGTGATCCAAGAGCACCGTAAGCGGAGTTTAATGAAACTTTTTTCGCAAGTTGTAGATTATTATACCGTGCAATTAGTTTTTCTAACTCCGCTTTTTTCTTCTTATCAGTTTCAACTTGATAATCTTGCTGAGCTTTAATCATTAAATTCTTAAATTTTTTCCGATCTTCATACATTTCTTCCATCATCTTAGGAAGAAAGCCCTGTTTGCGTGTTGTAAAGTATTGACCGTTTGGTGTCAATGTAACACCTTCTAGTTTGCTTGTATCAACTTTCATGTCAAGCATTTTGTCAACATTTACGCCATCGGAAATAATACGCCGCATTTCTAATGTGTATTCGTGCGGCTCAATAATTGTTTCTGGTGAAATATTATATTGAATCAACAAATGTGGATACAGAGAATTGAGGTCAAATGATGCAACCCAATCGTGCTTGCCAACTTGTGGTTCTTTAACATATGCACCTTCAAATGCTGATTCTTTGTCTTTGCGTTCTTTTGGTGGTACAATAATCTTTTGTTCCAACAAATAACAATTAATCAATGAATCCCACATACGAGTTTGAGCAAATACATCTTCAAAATTCGTTTTAGTATCATACGCCAAAGTTACAGCCAACTCAATTAATTTCAACTTATCTTCCAAATCTACGATAAGTTCTACGTCTTTAATGTTGTATTCAATAAACTTTTGGTAGTTTAATTTATAGAGTTGGTGAAGATTATCATACTCTGAATAATCTATTTTGTTTGTACCAAGTTCTACTGAGGCAATATGGTCAAGTTTATAGGACTCTTGTGACTTACCTGCAGGAGCATACCAGCGGTATAACTCAATATAATCAAGACAAGAAACGCCGAGTATCTCATATGTTGTTTGTTTTTTACCTTTAATGATTTTTTCACGCTCTGCAAGACCACCCCATGGAGATAGTTTCTTGGTCAAATCTGGCCCAAGAATTCGTTGCATACGATTGTGAAGATAGGGAATATCAAAGAATTTAATATTCCAACCAGACATAATATCTGGCGTGTTTGCTTCCCAATCCATCAGGAAAGTTTTAAGAAGGGTATATTCGTCTTGGCACTTGATATAATCAACATCATCACGGGTATTGTCAAAATCCCCGCATCCGTAAACGCTTAACCTTTTATTTAGTCTTTTTACAGCTACGGCGGTCACCGGTTCGCTGGCGGTGGCTGGGTCCGGGAAGCCGTTTTCTGACCCAACCTCAATATCGATGATGGCTATGTCAAGGTCTTTAATGTCCCAATCTATGACCCCCTTTTGGGTGTCAGCGATATAGGCATACTCAAGCCTGGTGTTCCCAAACATCTTGAAGTTTTGAACTTCTTCATACCGTTTGATGAATTCTTTAGCCTCACGGATAGAGCCAAATGATTTAGGCTCAAGCACATCTCCCTGCAACGAACGCCATTCGGTATTCTTGTTCGTAGGAAAATACAAAGTCGGAGAGTATTCGATCTTTTGTTTTACTCTCCGACCATTGTTGAGGCCTCGATACATAATGTGATTACCGAAGCATAGAACGTGTGTGTAATACTTACTCATTCATTTTTTTGATTTTTTTTGTGTTTTTGTTTTTGGAACTTCAATGCTAGTATTGGGTGTCTTATCCCACATCAATTTATTGTATTGAGCTTCAAGTGTTGCATTAGGTGTGGTAATACAAAGAATGTCTGACATATTAAACTTGATGCCTGTATCAAATTCTACTGTATACTCCAAAAATGGAGCAAAACCTAATTGCAAACCCTCTTTAATTACCTGTTGAAGAACTTGAACAGGAGCTTTGACAATAATTGTTTTGTCATCAACACAATCAACTTGAGCAAGAATTGTTTGATTGGTTCTAAAAGTAACTAACTTGTTTTTCATATTTTGGTCTCCGCAGATAAAACTCCGATTGTAATCCATCTTTTAGGAAATAACATTTCTCTGCCTTGAAAATCCTTCATATCATAATTGGGATCTTGTACCCAACCAACAACTTCAACTTG